TGTCCGGCGATGCGCAGGTGTCCGGCGATGCGCAGGTGTCCGGCGATGCGCAGGTGTCCGGCGATGCGTGGGTGTCCGGCGATGCACGGGTGTCCGGCGATGCGTGGGTGTCCGGCAATGCATGCCTCAAAAGCGATGCAGACCATTGCGGTTTTGACTGTTTCGGTTCTTCCAATAGACACACGCACGCTTATCTGACAAGTGATAACACCGTTGAAATAACTTGTGGTTGTTTTCGTGGTAGCATTGAAGAATTTGAGAAAAAAGTAAAAAATACCCATGCTGGAACAGTCTATGAAAATCAGTATAACGCTATTATAAACGTAATTAAAATCAAGTTTGGTTCGGCGCAACGTCAAAATAGACAGGTGTAAACTTGGAGATAAGTGCCTAAAAAATAAAGTATCATGTTAAAAGACAATTTTGAATTAAAAAGGGTTAAGTCCTTGAATAACGGTTTAGAGGTTGATTACAATGATTGCCGTTTGGTTGATGGTGAAGAAACAAAGACGTTTCACAAGGTAAAATGCCCAGAATATCCGCATAGAGATTTAGGAATTGCGGCAAAAAAGCTTCGTTCATACATCGTTGAATTGATGGGAATAATGAATTTTAGGAACATCACCTATTTGTCTGATTTGGCAAAACAAGACAATGAGTTAAGTAGACAATTCGATGAATATTTTGAAACGCTTGCCACCCGTATAGCGATTAGTGAGATAGTCTATGATCCCGAAAAGAACACAATCGTTTTCAAATATATTTTCACGGGAGTAGATTTGTCCCGGTTGAAAATGCAAACGAGCAAAATTATGTTGGACGGTGAGGGGTTGAAATTTGAAATAGCACTACAAGAAGATTTTGAAGCACTGAAAGATGAAATTTTCAAGTATCTTTTTGAGAATAAGCGTGCACAATTGGAGCTATTCGGTGAGACAGCAACGGCAGAACCGGACGATAGTTTGACGCCAGATGATGATTTAGAAGGTGACGATACGTTTTTTGATGATGAAGAAACAGAGCAGCCGGAGTTGATCGAAGAAGATGTACACGATTGATACGTTTGAGGAAATAGATTATTGTTTAAGCAGGGGGTATAACCCCTTGCTATTCAATAATAATTTCGATATTGAACCTAAAACAAGGTATGAATATTTAAAACGGATGTTCGGGGATGGTCACGGACAGAGGGAAAATGAACGTTTCTTCCGGTATATGTGGGATATTAAGCCTCACTATTGTGAAGAGTGTTTAAAGCCGCTAACAGGGTACTCAGCCGTTTATATTTCACATATTATTACGAGAGGATCGAACCCAATGATTGCGCATGATCCTCGTAATATAAACATACTTTGTTTCAACTGCCACAATCGTTGGGAACACGCTAATACCCGCAAGGGGATGCGGATATATCAAAGTAATTTAGAAAAAATAAAAGTCCTTAAAAGGGACAGTTTAAAACTGCAAAAGAAATGAAATTGGTAAAATTTGAACTTGTATCGGGAAATGAAATTATGATTAACCCTAAATCTGTGGAATCAATAGTTAAATATACAGATGATTCGGTGTATATTAACACAGTAGGTGCAGATATGCCGTATATAGTTAAAGGTTCAATTGAAGATGTCAATAAAGTACTAAGCGAAGGTAGCAAGATTGATTCAATAGCCGGACTTATGGTTATCGTCTTTATTGGAATTTACATATTATCAACATTAGCAAATTTATTATCGTAATGAACTTAAACAAAATCGAATTGATCGGGCGTGTTTGCGCTGATCCGCAAGTAAAAACCTTCGATAACGGAGGGAAAGTATGTAATCTTTCTATCGCAACGAACGAAAGGGCATATAAAACGAGTAACGGGATCGAAGTTCCGGAAAAAACAGACTTTCATAATGTAACATTCAAAGGTAAATTGGCTGAGATTTGCGGGCAGTATGTCACCAAGGGAATGGAGTTATACGTAGAGGGTAGTTTGCACTATCGTAAATATACCGACTCTAATAACGTTGAAAGAACTATTTCTGAGATCGTTGTAAGGTCTATGCAGATGGGAAGAAAAGCAGGTGAGGGAAACCAGCCACAAGCCGGAGGCAACGGAAACCAACAGACGCCAACCGGAGGTTATAGCGGTCAACAGCAACCGCCTCAGCAGATGTTTACGCAAAATGATGATTTGCCGTTTTAAGGTGATTTCTAAATTGGGGATGTATATTGCATCCCCTTTTTTGTGTTAAATACATGTTAAAACTTAAACTTTAGATTGCAATATTAAATATTATCCTTATATTTGCAATGTCAAAAGGAAACAAATTACTAACATTTAAAAATAAATATTATGGTAACAATGACATCAAAAATGACATCAAAACAATTTTGTGAGAGAATGTATGGAATGTATCACTTACTTGGCGGTGGTGATTTCGGATGTGCTCACTGTTCAGACAATAGGTTTTCTTGCGGATATAGAAAGGAGAGTACAGTTTTAACCAATGCACTTATGAAGGCGTGTGATAATTACAAAGTTCCTTATAAGATCGAGGCAAACGAATATTGTATTAATTTCGTAGTAGAATTTAAATAATAATAGCGGTAGAAATACCGCTTTAAACTTATAGTTATGGAAAGAAGAAGATTATCCGGTCAGTACAAAATAGCAATGTACAAAAACATAGGGAATGACACGTTTAAGGGAGTGGTAAGAACGGTAACAGGTTTCATGTATCAGTGTGGCGCATATCAGTATTTTACTTATTGGGAGAATGATAATAAAATATCGGTTACAGAATCAAGTACAGGTTTTCGTGCAATGTCTTTGGATGTTGAAAAGGGAGAAACTCCTAAAACTACGCATGATAGGATAGTTGATAAGTTGAAAGGTTTTGATCCGTCTTTAGCAAACTGGAATAGTGCTAAAGAGATTATGAAGAAATACAATATTCCCTATCCTCTTAATGAATGGATAGTAGGGCTAAAAGACATAAACCATGAATGAAGAAGTAGAGAAAGCAAGATCGGTGAGTAACGAAGTTATTTCGGAAACTATCAGAAAATCGACTGATAATATAAAGGCAATGGAGGACGATTTCAGATTAGTAAGAAAGAAGTTGCGGAAAATTGGCGATCGAATAAAATTTGAGAGAAAGAAACTTGATATATACAACGAAGAAATAAAAAGGAGGGTTAAGTATGGAATTTGGTAACTTACTGTTAGATAGACTGAGGTTCAACCGTGAAATGTTGGAAGATAAACTTTCAGAAATATCCGCTAAGGAGAAAGAGATAAGAGTTCTAAAGAAAGAAGTTTCCGGTATAATGGAACACATATCAAAATTGGAAAGTACGTTAAATCTTGGAGGGCATTATTATTGCGGTGCTTGCTGCTATCTTGAAAGTAAATGTAATAAGGGAAAATATAAGTGTCTTGAAACCGGAGAATACAAGAAATATCACTGTAAAGCGTGTGAGAAATTTAGAGATTTACCATTTTAATAACTAATTATAAATTAAATATTATGATTGATTTTAATCAAAAAAGTATCTCTTTAACTAAAGAGTGTACAGAACAACATGAAAGAATGAAGGCAAAAGGTTTTTACGACTCAGATGTTTCTGAGTGTAAAAAATGGGCGTTGATAGTGTCTGAGTTCTGCGAAGCTATGGAGGCGGAACGAAAAGGAAAGTTTGTAGAAAACGAGATTTACGATATTGTTTTAGGGTGTGAGGAAGGTTTTGAAAATGTATTTAAACAATGCGTTAAAGACACCGTTAGCGATGAACTCGCAGACGTGTTTATCCGGTGTATGGACGCAATAGGAAATTCTATTGATAAAATTGCGTGTCCTACCGAAATTTTCGTTTTTCAAAGTATGGTTAGCGATCATTTCAATAGGTTATTGTATTTTGAAAAATCTATTTCATCAATTGTTTATTATGCCATTCTATTTGTACCGAAATCTTTATTTGGCAAACCGTGCATTACCGAGTATACTAACATGATGGCAATAACCATTGCAGCCGCAAAGCTTTATAACATAGACCTATCTAAAGCAATAGAGGCAAAGATAAGATATAACGAGTTGAGAGGTCAAAAACATGGGAAACAATATTAATTCATTATGGAAGAAAAAATTATTGATTTAGCAAGAAGAAGCGTTTATTATGGTGATCCGGAAGGTTACCAAGTTGGGGGATGCCATTACAAGACATCCGGCATGCAACTTTCTGAGTTTTTAGAAAAGAATAAAGTTGGTTTCTTGGAGGGGAACGCAATGAAATATGTGTTTAGGCACTATAAGAAGAACAAAGAAGAAGATTTGTTAAAGGCTATACAGTATATCCAGTTTATTCTAAAGTACAGATATGGAAAATACTTGGTAGGTGATACGCTGTTTAGTGAGGAAGAATATAAAAAGGCGATTGAACTTATTGAAAAACAAGATACGATTGAACTTGATACTACCTTTGTCCGAAATGCGTTGAAAACCCAAACAATTGTTTCGCCTAAAATATCGGTAGACAAGGCAACTTTATATGTTGCAAAGCTAATAGAGGTTAAAGCCGAATATATCGAAAGTTTTGATTTGAAAGATATAAATAAATGCAGGCTTTTAGATATGGGGTTGTTATTTTGTGGTAAAGATAAAGTTTTTGTTTATTTTGAGTCTAAAAACAGACAAACCATAGTTGTTAAGCCCGGGGATTATATTGTACTGAAAGAGGATGGGATATATGAAACGTATTCAAAACAAGAATTTGAATCTATATTTCAGCCAAAATACTAACAAAAATCAATAACAATAGGTCGCGTTGCAAATATAGCAGCGTGACTTTATTTTTATATTATCTATAATAGTGTTATTTTTGCGCATATTGAAAGATTATATAATTTGTAGTACAATATACCGAATAGAAATTATAACTTAAAAATACGTCTTAAAATGGATAAAAAAATAGGTTCAATGAAAAGAGGGCAGGGAAGGCACAGCCGGACGGACGAACAGACAGAAAGAGATCGTTCCTTTGCCTCTGATTTGTTTTTGAAAGGTTATTCTTATAGAAGAATAGCGGAAGCGATTAACGAGCGAAATAATGCGGACGAAGTGCCGTATACCGTGACTTATCAAACAGTGTATAATGATATTCAGTTTTGCTTAACTCAGTGGAAAAGAGAACAGTTCGATAATATAGATCAGTATATTACGCAGGAACTTCAGTCTTTGGATAATGTAGCCCGTGAAGCGTGGGAAGAGTGGGAAAAGTCTAAGCGTCCCAAATGTAAGACAAAGTATATTTTAGGTAAGGCAAAGGAGGTTCAGAAGGAAACGACAACGGGTGATCCTTCTTTCTTGAATGTAGTTCTCAACGTGCAGCAAAGAAAAGCAAGGTTGTTGGGGTATGACTCACCGTTATGTATAAACTTGGTAGGAGACAAAGAAAAGGAAAAGCCTAAATACGATTTTTCGGATGTCCCGGAGGACGTTTTAGAACAATTGGCAGATTCTTTGCAAAATACGGAGGGTAAAAAGTGAAAAAAGTAAATGAAATACCACCCATTGAGATTGTGAAGCATGTTGCGAGGAAGAAGTTTAAGAACTATGCGAAATTCATAGATGATAAAATAGTTCTGAGTCAGTTTCACAAAACATACTACGAGATTCTCGATAGGTTTGCACATGGTAAGATCAAAAAATTGATTGTTACCGTTCCGCCTCAAACTGGAAAATCAGAGGGTAGTAGTAGAAAGCTACCTTCTTTCCTTTTGGGGCTTAACCCGTCTTTAAAGATATTGATCGGTTCTTATGCCGCATCACTCGCAGAAGGGTTTAATAAGGACGTACAAAGAATAATGGATACACCGGAGTATAAAAGCCTATTCCCCGACACCCGAATAATGGGAGAGGAAAAAAAAACGAGGTATCAAGCATTTGCGAGAAACTCAAAAATGACGGAAACAATCGGGAAGGGTGGGTATATTATATCCGTTGGTCGCAATGGTAGCTTGACTGGTAAATCTGTGGATATAGCCATATTGGACGACTTGTATAAGGATCATATGGAGGCGAATTCTCCGATTATCCGGGAAGCTGCGTGGAAATGGTACACTACCGTTGTAACCACACGTCTACACAATAACAGTCAACAACTTATTGTGTTTACGAGATGGCACAAGGACGATTTAATAGGTAGGATCGAAGATAAAGAGAATGTTATCAATGTTGAAAAGTGGGAAGATTTGGATAGTATACCGGAAGGTGCGTGGGTTAAAGTAAACTTTCCAGCTTTAAAGGTAGGAGAACCAACAGAAATTGATCCACGTTTGCCGGGTGAAGCACTTTGGGAAGAAAAACATAGCGCAAAGAAGTTGAACGAACAAAGGGAACTTGATAGAAATGAATTTGAATGTTTGAATCAAGGAAACCCCGGTAGTGCTGAGGGAACTTTATACGGTAACTTTAAAACGTACACCGATAAAAATGATTTTGGTGTGTTGATCGGAAGGGGTAACTATACAGACTGTGCGGATACCGGTAGCGACTACCTTTGTTCTATTTGCTATGATAAGTATCAATCAAAAGAAGCTGTTTGGAATGAAAAGGAAAGAAGGTATAAGCATCTTGTTTTCTGCCTTGTAACGGACGTTATTTATACGACTGAGCCAATAGAGGTCACGCAAGTAAGTGTTCCCGATATGCTAAATAGAAATGATACAGATTATGCAAATATAGAAAGCAATAGCGGAGGACGCTCTTTCGCTGTTAATATAAGCCCTAAAACAAAGACTGAAATAAATTGGTTCTGTCAGAAGTTAAATAAAGAGGCTCGTATATTGTCGAACGCTGCAAACGTTACTCAGTCTATTGTAATGCCGTACGGGTGGGAATCACGTTTCCCGAAATTCCATGAACATGTAACAAATTACCTTCGTGAATTTTCAGCGAACAAGCACGATGATGCGGCAGATGTTTTAACTGGCATAGTCGAGAAAGAAGTTATTCCAACTATATATCAAAAAAGAAGAGGAATAAGGGTTATAAACTGATAAAGTAGGAAAATGTATCAGACTTTCAAGTTTATACGGTATATTTGCAAAGTAAAATCAATTGTTTAACTAAATTTTTATAATTATGTTGTATTGTGATTGTCCTTTAGGAGCAGCACTTCCGGATATTCCCGCATTTAGCTGTCCCGACAATTTCGGGCAAGTTCAAAAACTTGCTTTTCAGAGACTCGAAAAAACGGCAGGAACTGCAAATACTATGACTGCCGAAAGTATCGTAAAGTTGGCTACATGGACTCCTTTACTGTCAGCGAAAGACGGTACTAAAGTAGTAGTTACGCCTTATATTTACGAGCCGACAGTAGAGGCGGGCGCTGCCCTTACTTATGGAGGCGGAAACGCAACTCCCGGAGGTATTGTAGAAATTTTAGGGTCGGAGTCGACACCGTTTACAGCTTCGTTCAAGAAGTTGCCGCAAACCATTATTAAGGCGATGAAAGCGTTAATGTGTGAAGCAGGGCAGATCGGTGTGTTCCTTATCAATGGAAACGGTCAAATCGCTTGCGATAAGACGGGTGATAATTTGCACGGTTTCCCGGTTTGGTCGCTATTTATCGGTGATAAGACTATCGGAGGTTTAGAAGCGCCGGATAGCAATGCTATTACGTGGAACTTCATGCCTAATTGGTCGGACAACTTCACTATCGTGAAACCTGAGTTTAACCCTCTGACTCAGTTAGTGCCTTCTACGGGTGTAGGCGGATGATAGCTAAAAAAACGTATATTTCCCTCAGTTGTGAAGAACTGGGGGAAACTCGTTTATTCGATATTGAACACGCTGAGAGACTTTTGGGAATGGTTAATAATGGAGGGTGGCATATACCGGAGGACTCAGAATTTAAATTAAATGAAAATGGGAAAATCATTAGACGAAATAAGGGAGATATACAGACATCCGGAGGGGATCAGTCAAATAGCGAAAGCAAAGGAACACGAAGAAAGAATAGCGTTTCACACACGGGTGAGAACGAGTGATGATCGTAATAAGCCAGTAATTGACTTTCTTTCTAAGGTTAAGACGTGGATAGCGAAAGATAAATATGATATTTTCCTATCTATGTTCCATTTCCCGGTTAAAACAAATGGTGTTACTTCTGAGATATTCGACAAACTGAGCCGTGTTTTCGATGGTAGGAATCCGGTTTATAACTATCAGTTTAAATCATCTGAGGATCGGGATGACTGGGAGTATTACCGAAAGGATGTTTTAAAAGAACCTTCGGTTTGGAGTACGGACGGTTGGGATAATTTCAAGCATAGAATTAACTCTGTTTTGGTAGTTGATATGCCGGAGGTACAGGTAGGAGAAAAACCAGAGCCGTATTTTTTTTGGTTGCCTATTGCAAACGTCCTTTCTTATCGCACATGTGGGAAAGACTGTAATTTGATGGCTTATATCATGTACGTAACGGACGAAAACAAGATCGTCTATATTGATGAAGAACGTTATGTAAGATTTGATAAAACGAGGGAGAACGACTTGATTTTAGAGGTTGACAATATGCACGATTTGGGTTATTGTCCGGCTCGTTTCTTTTGGTCTGACTCTATTTCATTGAGTGAACCCGACATTAAAATAAGCCCTATAACGAGCGAACTCGACTCTTTCGACTGGTATCTTTATTATTCCACTGCAAAGAAGCATTTAGATTTATACGCATCTTATCCGATTTATTCCGGTTATGAACGTGATTGTCACTACGAGTCACACGATGGCAAAGAACGGTGTGATGATGGTTTTTTAAAGAACGAAAAAAACGAGTGGATCACAGGTGTAGACGGAAAACCGATGGCGTGCCCGATTTGTTCAAGCAAGCGGTTGCGGGGTGCAGGCTCTTATGTTGAGATACCTATACCGGACGAAATGCACAACGTTCCCGATTTGAAAAACCCGATCACTATGCTATCCGCTGACACTGGGTCACTCGAATATAACGTAAACGAGGAAAAGAGGCTGAGAGAGGAGCTTGTAAGGTCGGTAACTGGTGGGGAGGGAGAATTAAACAGATCTGAGGCTATTAACGAAAAGCAAGTCAAAGCAGGCTTTGAGTCCATGACTACTAAACTAAACAGAATCAAACGAGGCTTCGAGGAAGCGCAAACATTCGTAGACTCTACTATCTGTTTACTCCGTTATGGTGATAGCTTTGTTTCTTGCAATATTAACTACGGTACTGAGTTCTATATCTATACACCGGAAGAGCTTTCAGAGCGTTATAAGATCATGAAGGAAACAGGAGCGTCCGAAGCGGAACTTGATGCACTGAGGCAACAGATCATCGAAACGGAGTATCGAAACGATCCTACACAGATGCAAAGGTTATTAATCCTTAACGAGATAGAGCCTTATTCACACTTAACGAGAGAAGAAGCGGTAAATCTGTATAAAGAAAACGTTATAAGTGAGGAAGATTTGCGAGTTAAATTAAACCTTCCTACATTTGTGCGTAGATTTGAAAGGGAGAACATGAATATCATTGAGTTCGGTTCTGCACTTGACTATAAAAAGAAAATTGAAATAATTATTAACACTTTAAAAAAGTACGCAAATGGTTTACAGAACTGATCAGTTAGATCAACTGAATGAAAGTAATTACGTTTGCCCGCAGGATGAAGTTAAATTGTATCACGTTATTCAAGAAGTGAAAGAATTTAACCCGAAAACAGGGCAAAGAATCAGCGTCCCTGTGTTGCAAAAATACAAGCGAAAGACTTTTGAACTTGATATTTTGCCGAGACTGCCAAGATTGGGTTATACATTGAGAGTTGTTTTCGACCCGGTTAAATATGAATCTACAATTTCAGAGGCAAGACGAGCCGCAGAACTGGCAGCGAGAGCCGAGGCAAAAATGAAGGCAGACGAAGAACTGAGAGAGCAAATTAGACGTGAAGAGGCTGCAAAACTTCGTGCGGAATTGAAGAAACAAAAAGAGAAAGGAGAAAAGTAATGTTAACAGTAGAATTGCTTAGGCAGAATAAAGCATTATCGGAGCTATCGGATGAAGTTCTTAACGCTATTTCGGAGCTTTCAAAAAACGATGAAGCGCAGACGGTTGCGGCAAAGGTGAGAGAAGCCGAAAACAGTATTGCTTCTCAAATGAAAGAGGCTTTTGGTATTGAGGGTGTAACCGATCTCGATTTGAAAACCGCAATTGAGTTTGGCAAAACAAAGATTTCTAAATCTGATACCTCAGCTTTTGAAAAGCAGATTAACGATCTGAAAGAAGAGCTAAAAGCGGAGAGAGCCAAAAAGGGAGGTGACCGGGATACAGATAAAATCAATCAGCTTACAGCCGAGCTAAACGACACCAAGCAAAAATTTGCTGAGTTGAACAACCAACTTTCAGAGAAAGAAAAGGAATTTAACGGTAAGTTGAACGATTACAAGATCACTTCTTACATTTCAAGCGCAATGCAGGGGATGAAGTTTAAAAAAGATATTTCAGAGCCAGTTTTAAACGTTGTGAAGCAACAGGCGGTTAACTTGCTTAAAACTCAATTTTCACCCACTTTGCAAGGTGACGAAGGTTCTGAAAGTCTTATTTTCATGAAAGACGGTGTACCTTACAACAACCCTGCAAACAGTCTGAAACCGTTTACCGCATCAGAACTTCTGTCTCAACAGTTTGAACAGTTCGGTGTGCTTGACAAAGGTAGACAGGCTGGCGGTGCTGGAAGTTCCGGAGGCGGACAGGGTAACGGTAGCTTGCTTGATTTAAGCGGTTGCAAAACCAAAGTAGAGGCAAACAAGGTTGCGCAGGAGTATTTAGCTAAGAAAGGTTATACAAGCGAGTCGGAAGAGTATCAAACGGAGCTTGATAAAATTTGGGTTGAAAACAAGATCGCAGATTTGCCAACAGAATAACTAAAGAGGGGGTTAAACCCCTCACAATATAAACTTTAAAACAATAGATTTATGTCGTTAATTGCTACAAGAACACAGGAGTTCAGATTAAAGAACCCTAACATTGACAAAAACATGGCTCGCATGACCGAATGGGGTGCGTATGACTTCTTTTTGTCTCAAACAAATGCGATGGACTCAATGCTTTCCGATGAAACTAAGCGTAGAGCGTTCGCCTCAATGGGAAGCGATATTAAGATTCCCGTAATTGATTACGATAAAAACGTAACAGTGTCAAACGCTCGCACATGCGTTATCGCAGATGCGGAAAACACTTCACGTTTGATCGGTGTAACGTGGAAAACCTATGCTTTCGGTTTCACTATGACACCGAACATGTATTCAAACAACGAAATCGATTACCAACAGGACTGGAACAGAAAGCTACAAAAGCACATCCGTAAGTTCATGGATACCGTTGATAAGGACGCTATTGCGGCTTTGGAGGCAAACAAAACGCAAGTGTTCGGAAACTTGCTGTATTACACAAAAACTGGTAACGATGTACAGGTGAAATTCACTCAGCGCAACGACATCCTTAGCGACTTGCACCCGATGTTCCGTGCAAACGACTATTCCGGTCAACTTCATATCATTGGCGACACTGGTGTAGACTCAATGTTGCGTAAACTGGAACAGCACGGTTTGTACAATGACGTTAACAAACAGTTGGAGTATGCAAACAAAGTGTTCCATTTCACCAACAACATGACTTTAGAGTCGGAAAACTTCGCTCAGATGTACGCTGTTGAGTCGGGTAACGTTGGCTTGTTGACCCGTGTAGACCGTGCAGCCTACAACAACACTAAGTCGGGCACGCATGAATTTGGAAAGGTTGTTCTTCCTTATTTCGGTAAAGAGGTTGGAACACACTACTACGAAGAAGTGGGCGATCAGTCAGCTATCGCAGGCGAAGCAACTGCCGACATGACTTGTGACGTTAAACATTTCTACGGTTTCTCAGTAGATATTGCTTTCGTAGTAGCTTTTAACTCCGATCCTTCAACAATCGCCAACCCGATTATGAAGGTCGAAGTAAACAAAGAAAATTCGCAGTTTGGCGGTACTCCGGTATTTATCACCAATGCAGATCAGATCGGTGGTGGTTCTCCGGCTGGCGAATTATCTGTTAACCTTGCTAAAATCGGAGGTAGTCCGGTTGCTGAATCTGCTTTGAAAGTAGATTTGGATAAAGTCAAAGGTGCAGCGGTTTCGGCTACTGGTGGCGTAGTTGATGTTAAAGTCAATGCGCAGGCTGCAAATCTGAATGTTGAGGTGAAGAACTCTGATAGCGCACCTATACCAACAAAAACTGTTGGCGGAGCGTAACGAGAAAGTAAACTAAGTATTAACAAAGGGAGGGGGACAAAATCCCTTCCCTTTTTTTATTTATAACCATGTACAGATTAAAGGATATACAAAAAGAACTTGCCACGCTCGTAGGATGGCGGCAGTCGTACGATAGAGACGCTAAGATAGACGAAAGTTTAACGGTGTCCGATAGTGGTGTTATGTTTCAAGACGTTCACCCGCTTGTGACGCTAAGAAACATTGAATCTATTATGCCACTTGATTACTATTTACGTTATCCGGAGTATCGGGATACCGACACTTATAAGCCGGGTGACAAGGTAGTTTACGGCAAGGACGTGTTAACGCTTCGTCCGGACGTATGGGAGGCAATAACAGAGAATGTTGGTGTAGAGCCTTCAGAGGGTGATAACTGGAAACGGTACAACCCACTAAGCGATTATTTGCGTGAATTGAACGAAAGAGCGATCACCAATACCGTTACTCGCTTCATCAATGAAAAGTTGATTGCAGGGGAAACAAAGACGCTTTTGGAGCGTACAAACTTCTTCGATGGTTCGGGGAAGATAAATAACGAGATTGACCCTACCGATAGTATTGTAGGATATGAAATATTGCCAGTCCGTTCTATGGGAGTAACAGCCAAGATCGAGAAGATAGGTTTGCAGTTTAACAAGCCGGGAAGGGTAAAACTTTACCTTATGCACACCTCACAGGTAGACCCGATTAAGACGTTTGATTTGAATTATACTAAAAATGGTTCTTATCAATGGTTTGATGTCGGAAGTGATGTGTTGCTGCCTTATATGTCTGAGGAAACTTCACCCGGTGGCTTGTGGTACTTGTGTTACGATCAAAAAGAATTGCCGTTGGGGATGTATGCTATAAACGTCTCTAAGGACTTTTCACGTGACCCGTGCGGTACTTGTAATATCGGAAGCGTGCAGGCGTGGAGAGAGCTAACAAAGTATATCAGAGTGTCACCGTATAGAGTTGACTCTACGCAGTCGGAGGATGGCGTAAAGATGTGGAATATAGAAATGAACATGTATACGTCTGCAATATGCTACGGTTTAAACGTTCAATTGTCGGTAGGATGTGATATAACTGACTTTATCATTCAGTCTAAGTATGCCTTCACGCATGCCGTTTCTCTGCAAATGGCTTCTTATGTGCTGCGAGAACTTGCATTAAATCCGAACGTTCGGCAAAATGCCAATCAATTGAATATCGACCGTGAAACGCTATTGTACGAAGTTGACGGAAACTCACAGGGACGTGCGCAGGGTATCGGATACGAACTAAAGAAGGCCTTTGAGGCTCTTTCTATTGATACAAAGGGGATGGATAGAATATGCCTTTCTTGCCGGAACAACGGTATAAGATTTAAAGCAACATGATAAGCAAGTTAATAGATAAGTTTAAGAAGTTAGGTGGGGAACTCGAAACCGGAGAGATAGCAAAAAAGATTGTGCGTGACAATGATAATATACTTATTGATATGAACGCACAAGATCAGCTATACGCCAAGGGTGTTAACCGTTTGGGTGTTCGTATAGACGAATACCAACCCTACCGACCCTTAACTATACAAGTCAAAATAGAAAAGAGGCAACCGTATGACCGGGTGACGCTTAAAGACACAGGGGAGTTTTACGACTCTTTTTATGTTGAGACGGCAGAAGATCGGTTTTACATAAAAGCCTCAGATGAAAAAACTAATTGGCTTATAAAAAAATACGGTGCTGAAATTTTCGGGTTAACAAATGATTCACTTACTGAGTTTATTAACGATTATGTGAAGGACGAAGCATATAACAGAGTAAAGGAGATATTAAATGAACGATAGAGCTATAATTAGACCAAATGCGACACTTTTCGATAAAACGATAGCCGATGTACAGGTAAGCCTAACAAAATCGCTTAAATGGCTTAATTTCGCTTTCGGGAACGTGGTTAAATTGGTAGAGAGAAACGAGAGGGGGAAATTTGTTACCCCATCAGTGTACTTTAAGGGAAATGATTATTTGCGCTTAGAGCCGGACGATAAGCGGGGTAACGTTTGCTTTTTCTACATGCACGACTCACAAGATTACGAAGGGGGAAACTCTTTATCTGGATTTGGCGATCTGAGGGGGACGGTTAGCATTATCTTTTGGTTCGATACCCGTAAAATCCCGGGTGCGGAATACTACAACGTGGAGTTTGTAAAGTCCGAAATACTAAGAGCATTAACGCATGAGCTTTATCTGCCATCCGGTGATATACAGGTGAGAAAGATATTCCACGACGCCAACAACGTATACAAGGAGTTTTCTATCCAAAAGACGGATAATCAATACTACGTTTATCCCTATGCGTGTTTGCGGTTTGAGTGTGATATTCATTGCGAAGAAGGGTGTTATTAAAGGGGGAAATTCCCCCTTTTGTGTTAAATACATGTTAAAACTTAAAGTTTCGATTGCAATATTAAATATTATCCTTATATTTGCAATGTCAAAAGGAAACAAATTACTAACAATTAAAACCCAAAGTTATGGAAATTATAGAATTTAAAAAAGGTGAGAATAAAGGAGCTATTTTTATACACGGAGAAAAGAAATACAGCGCATGTACAGCGGTAGAAAGTAGCAAGTTATTCAAAACATTAAAGGGGGCTATGTCTTGGCTTAATAGTAGAGGGTATAAAGAAGTAATATTATGAAGAAATTAGATTTATCAATGATACCGATTGACCTAAAGGTAGGCGAGGAAATGGAGGTATTAACGCCCAAAGGGGATAAAGTTACAGTAAGGTGTGTTGAGGATAAAAGAAACGACATGTGTGAACGTTGCTTTTTCGGAGAAAACGGTTTGCACATCTGTTCATACGTTAAATGTGGTGAGAGAGAGCGTGAAACAGGTGATAGTGTAAGCTATCAAGAAGTAAAAAGGGAGAGGCTGTATACAAAAATAGAGGCAGGAAAAGAATATAAGGTGGGGGATATTGTTAGACTATCCGGAAAATCTAAATACGCTAAAGTGATTGAGTCGAACAAATGTGACGGGTGTGTATTGATGGGAAAGTGTTGCAATGTAATATGTGGAGAGAGTGAAAGAAGTGACGGAAAATCAATCGTACTACTGCCGTGTAACAAGAAAGGAGAATTATTATGAAATAAGTGATTGACTTTAAAATCGGTGACGAATAGATTAAGATAATCAAGTGTCAAACCTATAAATAAGTAAAGTTATGAAAAGATTAGATTTATCATGCCTACCACTAAAATTAGATGTAGGAGAAGTTATGGAAGTTATAGACCATGAAGGGAAATACCACTTAATAAAGTGCGTACAGTCTAAAAATGGCGGTAGCTGGTGCGAAGGATGCTTCTTCGCTAAAACAGCTAAAAACTTTAGTTGTACTCAAATCAAATGTTCGAAAAGAGAGAGGGAACAGGATGTGAGATATATAGAACTTCCGGCAAAGAACGAGTTCAAGGAAGAAGAAGAAAACAATATGAAAACACTCACATTTGAAGATCTATCAGAATGAAGCAAAAGAAAGTGAGAGATTTTGAGGTGTTCGAAGTAGTACACCCGATCACAGGGAATAAAATCAAAGTTCAAGCAATACCACGGGATACAATTTCATGCAACGGATGCGCCTTCCGAAAGGGAGATTTAGAAAGCATGTGTAAAGCGTATCTATGCGTGAGGGAAAGAACATTAGATTGTTTAGTGTTCAAGGTAGTAAAGGAGAAATTCTAACGAAATGTTACAGAGTATTAAAAGTTAAAGTATTAATTTAAATGTGTTGACTTATGAACAAAAAAGCCATTGACAGCCTCTTAGAGGCAAAAAGACAGATTGACGATATAATTCTCAAATTATCAGAGGAAAACGAAACAGAGGGCAAAGGAATTATGTATGCATTGAGCAAAAGCAAATATATGCCATTATGTTCTTGCATTATCTTCCCACAAGATTTTTTAGACTGGTGTTTATCCCGTGGCTTTTTGTCTACCGCCACAGAGGAACGTCCTCTTTTCGGAGGTACTTCTATAATTTCAAGGTATGTGCCAAGAACAGACCTTATCCAGATGAATGGAAGCGATATAACCGTTCATCCTTCATTGTTGTACGTATACTTACATAGGGGTGAAAATGAATAATACAAAGGACTGGGAGGACTACCGCAAAGATGTGAGTAACTCCGAAAAGGTGGGCGAATATATAGCCAATATGATAGATCACGATGAAAGGGAGAAACTAAAGATACTTTTAGATATTTGCGAGAAAAGCAAGGATAGCAGCTACGATCTGCCTATTGACTGCAAAATATACCTTCCTTTAGACTCTTTGTTGTTTGAACATGAAATGTTTGATTTTATAACGTGGGCTCATAAGATGGGGTATATTAGGCGCGAGGAAGATAAGATTATCATTGTTTCGTCTATGATTAAAAGGCGGCTTATCGTTGGATCGCTTAAAGTTATGCCGGAAATCGTGGAAGCGTTCGCTTTATACAGAAAGCATATAGGTTAGGAGTCTTCGGACTCCTTTTCTTATTTATAAACATTTCGTTTTTATCCGCCTCCTGGGACTCTGAGACTAACGTTTTAATAATCAATATCTTTGCAAAATTGCTTTTTATTCATACTTTTGTACAAACTAATATTTGAATTATGGAGATTTATAATTATTTTCTTTCTTGCGTGCTACTTGTTTCGTTTGTAGCGGCATTTTGTGTTAACTTTGCCCGAAAGACGGGTGTAATTGAACGGATGTCAGTGTATGGTGATGCTTGGTTGTCTAAGGTGTTCCGGTGGTATGGTGATAGATCACTGATTAACGAGCTAACCAACTGCAATTTCTGCCTATCGTTTTGGGCGTGTGTTATTTGTTCGGTGATTGTGTCGATCGGAACGCTAAACCCCGTTTTCATCCTTACACCGATCTTTGCAACACCTATTTGTAGAATTTTAATTTAATGATTATGGAGATTAGAAATTATGTATCAACTATCCCGCCTTTCGAGATCGTGAAGGCGGTTAAGTTTAACGGTGATGTTCACGAATTATCGCAGTTATTGCCAAGTTTTGAACTACTTTCCGCAATGGATGGCGTAACGATGGCACGAATAAACGGCAACACTTTTAGGGTGTTTGATAACGATTATATCGTTCTTGATGAAAAAGTTACTTACTCAGTCGATGAAGAAATGTTTGCCATGTTATACGAGCAGGCAGATAAGGAGGTGACGAATGAACACGATTAAGGTAGGGAATCACATGGTAACGGTATACGAAGGCATTGACGAAATGCCTATCGTCCGTTATCAGAAGTTTAACCGTCTTATGCTGATTGAGTCGGGAGTCGGCAGCACTATTGAGGAATTAGACGCGCATTTGCAACGTGCTATTGTTTATTGCAGGACACAGCCGGAACATACGTATAACGAGCTAATGAATCTAAGGCAGTGTTTCAATATGGCGTCGAATGGCGTACATCCTGGAATGATGGCTTTTGCCGCCTTCGTTAAATCGGTCGACGGCGTGGAATATCCGGTTAATGCGTCCGACTCTGATCTAAAGGCGATATTTGACAGTCTCAGCGATGCAACTATTAACGAACTTTCTGGACCGTTTCAGAAGGTCAAAAAAAAAATAGAGGCGGAAGTATCGGTATACTTCCCGAGGATGTCGGACGATCCTCTGATTAAAGAGTATTACGATATTAAATTGTCGCTGATAAAGGCAAAGTTAGACAGCATTGTCGATAACGTAGATAACAGTGAGGCGGTGAAGGAAATAGAAGATAAGTTACTAACCTTCTTTCCGCCTCGTATATTCTACGGGACTGATTCGGTCGAGATAAAGACGGATAAGGAGTTTCAAGAAATGTGCTTGGTGATTACGCAGAACATGCACATGAACGCGCGTGAAATGTCGGTGTCTGAGTTTTACACCGCTTTCGATATGATAAAGAGGCAGTCAAAAAGAAGTAAGAACAAATAAATTTAAATCAAATGGCGAACGAAGTAAAGGGAATAAAGTATAGCGATCTTATACAGCCGGACAGCAGTATAAAGGACGCTATTACGCAGTTGGAAGGACTGCAAAAGATATATGACGCTATGTTAAAGCGCATAGAGGAAAGCGCAAAGGGGCTGCAAAAGCCTATTTCCGAGGGCGGTGGCGCAACGGAGGAAGGGCGCAAAAAGATAGATGTCTACGAAAAACAAGTGCGATCGTTGGCGAACGCTGAGGTACAATTGAAACTGGCATTGACCGACACAGCGCAGGAAATTGCAGTATTGAAGAAGCAGACAGCCGATCAAAACTATCTGAACAAACTGCAAGCGAAGTTAGCCAATAGCATGGCCGGAAGCTATAACGCATTGTCAGCACAATACGAGCTAAACAAAATAAAGATGAACAATCTTTCGCAGGCTTATTTGGAGAATACGGAGGCGGGAAAGAAGCTTGTTAAAGAGACTGCGGAGATTTACGCTGCGATGGATAAATACCAAAAGAGCACGGGAAAGCACACTTTAAGCGTGGGTAACTACAAACAGGCGTTCGATGGTTTAGGCTTTTCTATATCACAGGTAGCTCGTGAACTCCCATCCTTGGCGATCAGCGCAAACACGTTCTTCCTTGCTATTTCTAATAACATTCCGATGGTTATAGACGAAATACAAAAGCTTCGTGCGGCAAACGAGTCGGCAGCGAAAGCAGGGGAAGCACAGGTAAGTATAACTGGGAAGTTGGTTAAATCGCTATTCTCGTTTAATACCGTGATGGTATTGATATTGACGGCTTTCTCTATTTGGGGTAAGGATATAACCAACTGGATAGGTAGCCTATTCAAAGGGAAAACAACGGTAGATCAGTTGAAACGGTCTACTACCGACTTGAAGGATGCGATGTTAGAGGCTGGAAAGAGTGCCGTAAACGAGTCTGTAAGATTGAACATCTTATATAAAGCGGCTACCGATTCCACACGCAGCCAAAACGAGCGTTTAAAGGCTGTTAAAGAGCTAAAGAAAGAGTATCCGGAGTACCTTAAAAACCTTTCCGATGAAGCTATTATGACGGGGAGCGCATCAAAGGAGTATAAGGAACTTGCAAAACACATTCTATCGGTCGCAATGGCACGTGCCTACGAGGAAAAGATACAAAAGAACGCAAAAGAAGTTATTGACCTCGAAGAAAAGAAGAACCAAGTATTAGAGGAAGGTCGAAAGACTTATCAAAAGCAACAAAAGGAGATCGAGGAACTCAAGCGTTCGTCTAAGGGTATCGGTGTTGGTGCGGTAGCTTTGGAAGCGGCTTTGCAAGGGCAGGCGTCCGCATGGAATACCGCCAAAAAGGAGGCAAAGAGCTATGACGAACAAATAGCAGTTATCAATAAATCAAGTGAGGAACTCGCCAAGAAGGTGGTTATTCCCGATCTTCTTGCAGGGGACAAAGGAGGTAAGACGAAGGAAAGGACAAAGAAGGACTTTGACCTACAAGCTGAGTATGAAAATAGCCGTATAGCTCTTATTATTGATTCACGTTTGAAAGAGCAGGAAGAACGTAAAAAGGCAACGGCAGATGAACTGAAAAAGCTAAAGGAGAGCACAACGGATAAACAAAGAGCTACGCAGTTGTATGCTGATACCGTGTACAATATAGAGGCAAAATTACGTAGGGATTTGGAGAAACTGCAAAACGACTGGAAAGTAGAGGATTTGCAAATCACGCATGACCGATTGAGTGAACGTCTGAAAGCTGTTAGACGTGGCACGGCTGACGAACTGTTGATTCAAGTGCAGCTACTCGAAAACGAAAGAGCGCAGGACGAATTGCGCATTAAACAGTCAACCGATAGCGAACAGGTAAAGAATGAACGTTTGCTTATCCTGCAAAGATCGTATCAGCTTGCATCTATCCAACTGCAAAAGGACTTCACGGAAAATCAAGACAAACGTATAATTGATCGGTCGGTGTTCCGCCTTAATCAGCAACAGCAGGCAGAAAGTGCCGCTTTTAATATCGTGCAGCGTTCGGAGAAAGAACAGAGCCGTTTCAGGTTAAAATTAGAGCGTGAAAAGTGGGAGCAAATATTAGAGTTAACAAGGCAGTACGGAGAGCAAATCACGGGATACAACGTAAAGACGGTAGAGGATACCATTAAGGGAATAGACAATGCAATTAAGCGTGATACTTCCGGATGGGATAGCAAACAGGGCGTGTTTGGCAATCTGTTTGATCTCGTTTTCGGTGACGCCTTTAGCGCAAAAGATGGCAAGTCGGGCGCAGAGCGTGCGGAGCAGTTTAAAGACTCCATTTTAGAGGCTTCGGAGTTCGCCATAGAGAACCTAAAGAGTGTTGCGCAGGCAAGGGTAGAGGCGGCAGAAGTGGCAGTTCAAGCAGCCGAAAAGGAAGTGTCAGCCCGACAAAAGGTTTTGGACGCTGAGATACAAGCGAGGGCGAACGGATACGCCAACAACGTAGCAACCGCACAAAAAGAGCTTGATTTTGCACGCAAACAACAGGAAAAAGCACTGAGGGATAAGAAGAAGGCGCAGAAGCAGCAAGAGCGCATAGATACACTGATGCAGGCAAGTTCTTTGGTAACTGCAACTGCTAACTTGTGGAAAGATTTAGGATTAGCTGCGATCCCTGCTATTGCGTTGATGTGGGGATCATTTGCTTTTGCTAAGATAAAAGCATCACAGCTATCTAAAGCCTCGCAGGACACGGAGGAATACGGTGAAGGTACGGTAGAAATGATCGACTACGGAGGTTCACACGCATCCGGAAACGATGTAGATTTAGGTACGACTAAGGACGGTAAGCGTAGACGGGTAGAACGTGGTGAATACTTCGCAGTAGTGAACAAACGTTCATCTCAGAAATACAAAAAACTCGTTCCGGACTTGATTAATTCACTGAATAAAGGTACTTTTGAACAGAAATACTTAAACGCCTATTCCGGTAGCGATGAAGTTACGAATATCATGCAAGGTTCAACGGTTGATTTGTCTAAGGTAGAGAAAGATTTGAAATCAATCAAAGAGCAGGGACGTGTTAAGTACATCACAGGTGCGGACGGCACGATAATTGAAGTAAGGGGAAATATTAAACGAATAATTAAATCATAATGAACGTTAAAGATTTGCGGTTTAAATTGGGGGGTGTAGAAATACATCCCCACTATTCAGAGCTAAAACGGAAGTTTGGCAAAGAGAATCAACAGGAGTTTTTCAGAGAGTCGATAGAGGGGAGTTTAACGCTGATCGGGGCGGACTACCTTCTTGTTAAAAATGCGAGTATTGAGGATATTTTGTACTTGCAAATAGAGCAAAAGGATAAAGGGCAGCTACCAACGCAGTATCAAGTAATATTTGAGGGCTATTTCAGTAAGACAGATTGTGAGATAGATAGCGATAACCGGACGTGCAAAGTCAAGATAAGCCCACGAGATGAATATACCGATATAATGAAGGGTATTGAGAACAAATACGATCTTATCAAGCTTGCACCCGCATTGTCTCAAATAGGGGTATCCAAGCGTCCGATTGTGCAAGTTTATATTGCGGGTGCATCTACAATATCGAACTATCTTGCGGGTACTCACTACGAAACTGAGGTTTTCAACGTTGTAACGGATAACAAGGAGCTAACGGATAAGAATTTCTTTGCCTTCTTCGCTGCATACAACGAAATCGAAGTAAAGGCAGTACCTTATCAGTTCTTTAACGGGAAGTACTACGGAACGAATGGAACGTACACTAAATTGGATGGCAATTTCTCAATAAAATGGACTCTAAGCGAAGGTTTAAACATTGGTTTCCTTCACTTGGAAAATAAAGAGGGAACTATATTGTACCGATCAGATAAAATCAATTGGAGCGATAAAAGTTACTACTACATAGACGTTTCTGAAATAACATTCACAAGAATAGTAGATGATCCGACACTTCCTCAAAAGTTTGGCGGAAACACTGTTCTTTTGCAAAAGCTATTTCAAAGAATGTTGCTTAACCTTCCGGAGTTGGACGGTAAGCCTACCGGGAAACTATCATCAGAGGACGTTTACCCTACCAATAGCAACTACATGTATGCCGCACCATTAAAGGGGAACTACTTTTATACGTCTACGAAGGTTCAGAACGAGCCGACAGAGTACGGTGTAAATGATGAAGGCAAGTATTTTACCGATAACTTCGTTCCGGCTGTGGCGGGTACTGGAAAGCTGTATCCGGTATGCCGTTCACGATGGGGGAATATGTCGATTTGGTTCGAGTTTGATTTGTCCTATGCGCCATTGGAGGAAAGAGCGAGAAAGGAGTATGTTTTAAGGGACTCGTTCGCCATACAAGACGCTATTAGGGCGCTTATTAAGCAAATTGATCCCACTTTGACGCACGAAGCTACGGAGGAATACAGTAAGTTTTTGTATGCCGCCAATAACCCTATTTCCGGTGCACCTTTTAAGGTGTTCATCACACAGAAAAGCAACATCCTAAAGGGTGAGTATGACCGTCCGGCAAAGAAAGCGGAAACAACCCTCAGCGATATAATGAAGATGTTGCGTGACACGATGAAACTATATTGGTTTATAGATGGCGATAAGTTTCGGATAGAACATATTTCCTATTTTATGAATGGAGGAAGTTATACCGGAAGCGGAACGGTCGGCATAGACTTAACAAAGCTTAGATATGCAAAATCGGGTCAGTTAATGACGTGGAAAACTAACACGGTCAAATATGATAAAACCGATCTGCCTTCACGGTTTGAATTTTCTTGGATGGACGATACAACAAACACGTTTGCAGGCTTTCCTATTGACGTTAAATCAAACTATGTGCAGGAGGGAAAGAAAGAAGAAGTAAGGGTATCTAACTTTTCGTCCGATGTAGATTATATGCTACTATCACCGGGTGACTTTTCACAGGATGGTTTTTCGTTGTTGGGGGCTACACAAGTGGGCGGAAAATGGAAACTTCCGTTCGTTACATTCAATTTGGTAGACAAGAACAATAAGAAGTACACCGTAAACCCCCAAAACGGCTACATGTCGTTCTTGCACCTCGTTAAATACTACATGTATGATATGCCAGCCTTAGAGATTGAGCACGGAGGCGATCAGACGGTAAGGGTGAGAGGAATAAAACGGAGTATGACGCAAGATTTATCCTTTACATACGACACCACGCCAAACCCGGTACAACTGATAACAACGGATGTCGGCAACGGGAAACCGATCTCTATGACTGAGGACTTAACCACCCGACAAATAACCGTATCTTTATCTTACACCCCCTTATGATAGGGGGTGTTTTCTTTTAAATTGCTATCTTTGTCCCTATAATCAATTTTTTAATCAAAATGGAAGTACATAACAACTTTAGTCCGTTGGCATTTAGAAAGAAGGAATCTAAAGCCACATACGAAAAATGGTACGCTTTCGGGAAGAACTACGCTATTCCTGCAAGCGCAAACACGCTAACTCCTTTCCAGTTTACAGAGTTGAACATACCAGTCTTTGACCCCGATACGATCGAAGTAGAAGCGGTTAACGAGGAAACGGGAGAGGGGACAAAAACGGGTGTATATGTTAGCTTCGATGTTATGCCCGAACATGGTGGTGTTTTGTACGTGTCACCAGGCAAGAACTCGTTTAGGGAGGCTTTGCCGCAGGGGACGTATAGAGCACGTTTTTCAATCGGTGATCAAGTATATATTTCGACTCCTTTTTGCGTTATACCCGGCATAGAAACGAGTAGCAAATATCTATTGATTGAATATTGGAACGATGAAAAGATCGTCTATCCGGATGGCTTTATTACAACGGGTGCGAACAATGACTTCCGGTATCAGATGTATGTTCCTGCAACTATCTGCAAACCGAAATATGAGTTTGAAGAAGAACTAACCAAACGTGCCGGATACAAGTTCTTAGAACTGCAAACGTCTACGAAGGTGTACGCCTTTACATTTGTTGCACCTGAGTTTATTTGTGACGCTATGCGACTGATCCGCCTATCTGACTATATCCGAATTTCGCACGATGGCGAATATTACAACGCCCTCAACTTCGAGTTTGATGTTGATTGGCAGGAACAATTGTATTTGGCGGCTGTTGACTGCCAGTTTGAGACGGACTCAATCATACAAAAACTCCCTTCTTTCAATAGACGAGATAAAGCGTCTTTTTATAATGCCCTATTAGCGAACATTGATACACCTATAATGTTCTCTCCCGATACCGTAGGGCTGTATTACAAAGAGTATCGGGAAACAGAGCCAGTTATCAAAGGTAAATTGATCCGTGAACTATCACCGATTGACTTGATTGACGAAAACACCACCATTGCCGTAGATATGGGTGCGGGTGAGGCACGCAAATTCAACCTTTACCGCATGTTAGAGGGATACATCTCGAAGAATCATGAAGATGTAACGGAGTTCCTTTTGTCCCTTCGTGGAGGTGTGAATATCGGTACACCGAATGCAAGCGGTGAATATCCTGCAAGCGTAGACAGGTACGGGAACGCTAAGTTAAAGGACATACAGGGGAATGATGCAACGTTGAACAACGTCACAGGAAAAGGTGCTACGTTTAAAACTGTGGAAACTGGTTCCTTAACTGTTAACAAGACTTCCGCAACAATTGACGGAATGGGTAATGCCAATGTAGCCGATTTAACTGCAAGGGGTGATTCTATGTTGCGCAGCGACGTATATACAGGTTTAAAAAATGGCAGTCATACCGGAAAGATAACGAAAGAAGGACAGTTGCAGTACCTCTCAGCTATTATTTACGAGTTCCTTTCGTCCGAAACGTTCGTTCCTGGCTTCTTAGGTGAGGGATTTAAAATATGGTTGGAAAACGGTAACTGGCATATCGAATGCGATAACCTAACCGTCCGTCAAACGATGAACATCTTTGAGTTGCTTATTCAAAAGATTCGCAGCGTCAACGGTGCTATTGTCGTATCTCAGTCAAACGGTAAGGTTACATCCGTTGAGGACACCGGAACGCAGTACAAAATCACGTTCGGAGAGGAATTTCCCACCTTTCAAGAAGGTGACTTGATACGCTGTCAGTCATGGAGTAAGAATGCGCTTAAATTCTATTGGGTAGAGGTTAAGACAGCCGCAGACGGTTATGTTCTTTGCGACAAGTCTGAGTTTAACAACGTTGTTCCGGCTGTCGGTGATGAAGTCGTTCAGATGGGAAATACGAAGAACCCCGAACGGCAGGCGTTAATTTATATCACAGCGCAGGAAAGCGGACACCCGTACATAGAGATATTGAACGGAGTTAAAACTAAATCGTTGTCCGGTACGAATAGAACACGTCTTGGCGATTTAAGCAACATACAAGATTCTGCATTTCCGGAGGGACAACAGCCATCCGGTAGCGGCTTGTATTGCGACAACGCTTTTCTTCGTGGTATATTCTTGCTGAGAAACGGCAAGTCAGTTGAGGATGAAGTAAACCAAGCGAAGCAAGATGCAGCCAACGCAGCGACAGAGGCGGAGAGAGCACAACAGACAGCACAGGAGGCGAAAGATCGGCTTAATAAATGGGCTGACGATGGTTTTATATCTCCTACTGAAAAGCCCGCTTTGATTGATGAAGGAAAGCGCATACAGGCAGAGTTTTTGCAGATAAAAAATAACGCTGACAAATACGGTGTGTCCGTTACTGAATATACCAAGGCTTATGAAGATTATTTAA